AAATGGAAGATCATATTCAGTATGACTTCTTATATGATAATCAATTTGCAGAACTCAAAGAAACTGAAATGATTCAAGGGCGTTTAGGTAATCTTGCACAAATCGAACCTTATATTGGTAAGTATTATTCGACAGAGTTTGTAAGAAAGAGAGTATTACGTCAAACAGATCAAGAAATTGAAGAAATTGATATGCAGATTGAAGATGAAATACAGAAAGGTATCATTCCAAATCCCGCAGAAGTTGATCCAATCACAGGAGAACCAATACCATCAAATACCACACAAGAGGGCGAGGTTTTAGGAGATCAACCAGTTGACGAAGATGAGGATGAAGCTGCTGCTCCAATCGTTGACGCTCAGTATCAAAAAGATACTAAAATAGCCGAGATATAAATAAAAGATATTGCTATAATTTAATCTTATGGAAGAATTAGTGGATTTGATTGCGACAGACGCTAGTGCTAGTGATGTATCTGATAAAATAAAAGATGCATTAATGGCAAAAGCAGCTACTCGTATTGATGCTTTGAGACCTGAAGTTGCTTCATCAGTTTTTGATGCAGAAGCACCAGAGGAAGAAGAAGTATCAGATGAACAACCAAATGAAGAGGACGAATAATGAAACTTATCACAGAAGAAGTCTCACAAGTAAAATTTATCACTGAAGGTAAAGGGAAAGCAAAACGTCTCTGTATCGAAGGTGTATTTCTTCAAGGTGGTATCAAAAATCGTAATGGAAGAATGTATCCTGTTGATATTCTTGAAAAAGAATGTAATAGGTATAATAAAACTTTTATATCTCAAGGTAGAGCACTTGGTGAACTTGGTCATCCAGAAGGTCCTACAGTTAACTTAGATCGTGTATCCCACAAAATTACCTCGCTCGTAAGAGAGGGAAATAATTTTAGAGGAAAAGCGACTTTGCTATCTACTCCAATGGGTAAGATTGCATCATCATTGCTAGATGAAGGAGTCAAACTTGGAGTCTCTTCTCGTGGTGTTGGATCACTTAGAGAAAGTAGTAATGGTTGTAAAATGGTTGGAGAAGATTTTCAATTAGCAACCGCTGCCGACATAGTGGCAGACCCTTCCGCACCAGACGCTTTTGTGAATGGAATTATGGAAGGAAAAGAGTGGGTTTGGGAAGGTGGAACCCTTCGTGAAGAACTCGCTGAAAGAACTGAGAAGCGTATTAATACACTTGTCACCCAAAAAAGATTAGAGGAAAAGAAACTAAGTCTGTTCCAAGATTTTCTAAATAACCTCTAAATGTAAAAGATCTATAAATAAGTATAGATTCTTACGAATTTTAATAAATCCACGGTAACTTTTTACACTAAATGGAAAACATCGAAGAAAACGTAGTCACCAAAGGTGCAGCAAAAGCTGATCCTATGCCTTCATCAGGCATCCCAGTAGAGGATCTTGGTGGTCCTACACCAGAAAACTATAAGCCTGATGACGACTCAGCAAAACTGAAAGATCCAGCAGCTACACTTGCACAAGTGAAAGATGTTGTTAATGCCAAAGCCATGAAAGCGGAAGAGGCAGAATCCGAAGCAGAGGAAGTTATCGAGGAAGAAGAAGCAACTACAGATGAAGTAGTCGCTGAAGAAGAATCAGAAGCTACTGATGAAGTAGTTGCTGAAGAAGAAACTTCAGAAGAAGAAGAAGTTGTCACTGAAGAAGAAGAGCCAATTGACATCGAATCAGATGTACAAGCACTTCTTGAAGGTGAAGAACTTTCAGAAGAGTTCCAAGACAAAGCAAGAACAATCTTTGAAGGAGCAATCAGATCTAAGGTTGCAACTATTAAAGAAGATTTACAAGAAGCATATGCTGAAGCTCTTGTAGAAGAGTTAGACAGCATAAAGGCAGGATTAACTGAAAGAGTTGATGCCTACCTAGAGTATGTTGCTGACGAGTGGATGCAAGAAAACCAGCTCCAAGTGGAAGCAGGACTCAAAACAGAAATGACTGAATCCTTCTTAGAAGGTATGAAGTCACTATTTGAAGAACATTATGTAACAATCCCTGAAGAAAAATACGATGTACTTAATAGCATGGTAGATAAACTTGATGAAATGGAATCAAAACTCAATGAGCAAATAGATCGCAATGTTGCTCTAAATCGTAGATTGGCAGAATCCAATGCAGATGGCGTTTTCGCTTCTGTATCTGAAGGTCTTGCAGACACTCAGAAGGAAAAACTCGCTACTCTTGCCGAAAATGTTGAGTTTGAAAGTGAGACAGACTATCGTGAGAAACTAGTTACTTTAAAGGAATCTTATTTCCCAAGTAAAACTAGTGCTCCAAAGAGCACCTCTGAGAACTTATCAGAAGAGGTTTCAACGGATGAAGTAATCTCAGAAGAGACTACTCCTAGAATGCAAGCCTATTTGGATGTTCTATCCAGAGCTGCGAAAAAGTGAATTTAACATTTATTCAAACAATAAACCGTAAGAGGTAAATTTCAAAATGCAAATGTATAACACAGAACATTTGCAGGAAAAGTGGGCACCTATCCTCGACTATGATGGAGTTGATCCAATCAAAGACGCTCATAGACGAGCTACAACCGCTATCCTGTTAGAAAACCAAGAAAAAGAATTAAGAGAGGAAGCATCATTCCTTTCAGAACAACCAACAGTCAGCACCAATAGTGGAGCATCAGCAGGTTTCTCTGCTGATGCAACTGCTGCAGGTCCTGTTGCTGGTTTCGACCCAGTATTAATCAGTCTAATTCGTCGTTCAATGCCTAACTTGGTGGCATACGATTTAGCTGGTGTACAACCAATGAATGGTCCAACTGGACTTATCTTCGCAATGAGATCCAGATTCACTTCACAGAGTGGAACTGAAGCACTATTCAACGAAGCAGATACAGCATTCTCTGGTCAGAATGAAGGTTTCGACCTAACATCTGGTTTCACTGCAACTGGTGCATCTAACGTTGGTTTAGGTACAACTGCTCAGAGTGGTTCAAATCCAGGATTACTTTCTGGTACTGCATCTCAAGCAAATGCTACTGACTACAACGTTGGTCAGGGTATGAGAACAGATGACGCTGAAGATTTAGGTACATCTGGAGATAACTTCAACGAGATGGCATTCTCAATCGAGAAAGTCACCGTGACTGCGAAGTCCAGAGCTCTAAAAGCAGAGTACAGTTTAGAACTAGCACAAGACCTTAAGGCAATCCACGGATTGAACGCAGAGGCTGAGTTAGCAAATATTCTATCAACTGAAATACTTGCTGAAATCAACAGAGAAGTTATCAGAACTATCTACAACGTAGCGAAGCCTGGTGCTCAAGCAAACGTTGCTTCTGGTGGAACATTCGACTTAGACACAGACTCCAACGGAAGATGGTCAGTTGAGAAGTTTAAGGGTCTTATCTTCCAGATGGAAAGAGACGCTAACGCAATCGCACAAGAAACCAGACGTGGGAAGGGTAACATGATCCTTTGCTCTGCTGACGTTGCTTCTGCATTGACAATGGCTGGTGTACTTGACTACACTCCTGCTCTTAACGCTAACTTAAACGTTGATGATACAGGTAATACATTCGCTGGTGTGTTACAAGGTAAGTACAGAGTGTACATTGACCCATTTGCTGCTAACGTTGCTGCTACTCAGTACTATGTTATCGGTTACAAGGGTTCATCTCCTTATGACGCTGGATTATTCTACTGCCCATATGTACCATTACAGATGGTTCGTGCGGTTGGTCAGGATACATTCCAACCAAAAATTGGATTCAAGACCAGATATGGTATGGTTGAGAACCCATTCTCACAAGGAACAACTCAAGGACTTGGAGTTCTTACACGTAACACAAACCGTTACTACAGAAGAGTTAAGGTTACTAACCTTATGTAATATAAATATCTCGTTCGAGATAATAGAGACTCCTTCGGGGGTCTCTTTTTTTATCTAAATAAATATAATACTAGTATAATTCAATGAAACCAACTCCAAGACAGTACAAAGAAGCGGTTGAACGCACTGAAAAAATTAAAGAATATTTAATTAGATGCAATT